GGTGAATCCCGGAACTTTTCCTCCTTCATACATCAGACTCGATGAGCGTTTCATCTGATGACACTCCAACCACCCTCGATGATGTTCTAGCTACTGTAGAACTTTTTGCGATGACTGACCCTTCAGCAAGGTCACGCCGCAGACATCGCTCGGCTGGTGCTTACACTGCTCTCCCTGGATTAAAAGAGATTGCTCGGTATGGCGGATATTCCGTCTACCGATCGCCCCAGAACACGGATTCCTTTATCCGTGAAACTCTAAAACTTTTCGACCCCGACCTATACGGTAACATCTACGGGTTTACTCGACGTCCAACAGGTGTCGACGGCATGTACAAATCGCTGTCCATCTTTGGTGAAGAACGTCGCGAGTTTTCCGATTTGTCTACCCATCAGCGTTCGGCCATGAAAACCGCTATCGGCAAAGCGCGTTCTGCCTTCAAACTGACCGTAAAACACGAGCCACTCGATTGGCACGAGGTGGGTCAGTACATGAGGCGGGATACCTCTGCGGGTGTCTCCTTCCCTGGCAAGAAGAAAGGAGACGTTCTCCCGCAGATTTACACCGAAGGCAGGTGGCAAGGCCATCGCATGAAGCAAGGTGGAAAGGGTCGTTTTGATCCGCGTGCAGTAAGGTTCCCTCCTTGCTTAGCCACGCAGCGTGGTGGTCTGTCGGAGGTCTCTGACCCCAAGACCCGTCTCGCATGGATCTACCCCGCTGAGATGCTAATGGTCGAAGGGCTCTACGCCCCTGTCATGTACAGGGAGTTCGAAAAGATGCCAAACGGCCCGATGCTCATCGGGAAATCCAGTCAACGCCTGTTCACTGAATGGGTGGCTGGTGCCAGGGACGGAATGAAGTTGTACGGCCTGGATTTTTCAAAGTTCGATTGTCGCGTGCCAGCGTGGCTGATCAAAATTGCCTTTGATATCCTTCACTCCAATGTAGACTGGCTACATTGGAGAGGCAAACCTACGTCCAAACGTTCTCGCCAGAAGTGGCGGAATGTGTGGGACGGTATGGTGTGGTACTTCATCAACACTCCGATTCTCATGCCTGATGGCCGCATGTTCCGCAAGTACCGCGGAGTGCCATCTGGGTCGTGGTGGACCCAACTCGTTGATAGCGTAGTCAACTACATCCTGGTTGAGTACATGGCGGCGTGCCAGAACGTCACCATCAAGAGTCTTAAAGTACTAGGCGATGACAGCGCCTTTAGTTCGTGTGTCAACATGAATCTGTCTAATGCTGCAGACGATGCGCGTGCCGTGGGAATGGTACTGAGTGTAGAGAAGTCAGACGTCGTGGTTGATGCCACACAGCTCAAGCTTCTCGGAACTACGTACCGAAACGGTCACGCTCACAGGCCTCGTGAAGAGTGGTTCAAGCTAGCCCTCTACCCAGAAAACGAGGTGAAAGATGTGGAAACATCCCTGTCTAGACTCATCGGTCTTTGGATTGGCGGCGGAATGTGGGATACCCACTTCTCTTCTTTCATGCACTACTTCCAGCGTGCGTATCCCTGTCCTAGTGAAGGCTGGTTCACTAAGGATCAACGGCGCTGGCTCGAGATAGTACATGGTGGTCGAGCACCCCGAGGATGGACAACGAAGAAGTCCCTCTTCTGGAGATCAATCTTTTACGTTTTGTAAGTAAAACGTGT